TTGTAATGTGATTATCTTAGACAATCAGAGATGATTAGGCGTTATCGCCTCCCAACAATCCACGAACGATAACCAAACCGTACATATCTGGACGAACCATCTTCTTCGCATAGCGTGTCATAACACCTTTACGAGGAACGAAGTCTTCAGTACCGAAGATAGTAGGAGTCACTTGCAATGGGACATAAGGAGCGTATACATAACCGCTTTCCAAGAAAGAGTTACCTTTACGTCCAACCAAAATAACATTTCGTGGGAAGTATGGATCAACCATAACATCGAACTTCTTAGAGATAGAACCTACGTTAACAGCGCCAACAGTACCTTTCTCATCAGCATGAGAAACGTTAGCACGGAAACCAGAGGTGAATTCCAAGATGTTAGCAACTTCAGGGCCGCAACCAAGAAGTTAGCGCCACCACGCAATGTCTTTCTATGGATTTGAGCAGAAACATCATTGATGGTTTCGATCAAAATCTCATACCATTCAGAAACGTTTCCAGTGAAATCAGGAGCAACAGTACTAGAAGTAACGATAGCAGCACCAGTAGTCTTGTTCACGAACAAACCAGGAGAGCGACTCCAGTAATAAGTAGCAGCTTTAGCACCACTAATCAAATCAGCCAAGATTTCACGATCGATTTCCAAAGCGATTTGTTCAGACAAGATAGAAGTCAACTCAACTTCAGCATCCAAGTTGTGGTAAGCATTCAAGTCTTGCCCCAACTCAGGACTCCACTTTGCTTTCAACTTTTTGGTTTGAGCAGTTACGGAAATACTGTCAACTTTGATTTCGATTTCTGGAATGCTTTCTTGTGCTTCCAATTGCCATTGGGATTACCCAACAACAGAGCCCAAGCCAGAACCAGTTACGATATCATCAGTGGCACGATATCGGAATTTGATATTAGCAGTAGAAAACAATTCATCGCCAGCAGATGCAGAACATACGTTTGAGCCAGTGAAGAAAAGCAATGCATGATCAGTAGCAGTTCCGGAAAGTTTAGTCAAACGACGAACTTGACTAAGATCAGCAGAACAAGAAAGAATGCTAGCACCATCAATAAGCCCAGGACGAGCAGAGGCAGATTGAACAACAAGATGCTTAAGTCCTTTTTCTGTAGAATCAATTTGATCCAATTCAGAAAGAGTAAGACGAGCAACAGTAATCAATGTTCCTGCAGCAAGATCTGGATCGAACTGAACCAACTTATCAATGTCAGCATCAGAACCAACAGTTCCAGAATCAACAAACTCAAGTCCGTGTACGACTGCAGATGCATTTGATGCAACATTACCAGAAGCATGAGCGAAACCTGCTTGAAGTCCAAACGGCTGCTTGTCTTCAGTAAGGTTGTTCATGTCAACACCACCAGTCAATTGTGAACCAATGACACCTTGTCCGTAGATTGATTCATCTTCATAAAAACCAGTTCTTGGCATACCGCCACCTTCAGAACCAAATTTAAAGTCCAAGAAGAAGATCAAACCAGATGGCAAAGACATAGGCTGAACAGATACAAGATCGTTAGCGATCAAAGAGCCGAATACACGACGTACGATAGGAAAAGCAACAGCAGCGAAACCTTCAACATCACCTTGAGACATCAAAGAAGCCTCACGAAGCAATTCCTTAGCTTGGTTCTCAAGAAGAGAAGCCATATTGTTTTTAGCATAATCAGAATCCAAACCTTCCAACAAACCAGTGCGTTCCCATTTGTTCAACAGAGCAGCACCTTCTTTAGCAAGATCACGTCTGACAATACCTTCAGTTAATTTTTCAACGATAGACATAATATTTTCCTCCAAAATAATTAATATTGTCTTATTTAATGCCAGCGAGTTTCAACATTCTCGATGTGGCATTTTCATTGAGAGTCTCCTTCTCAGGAGCACGTCTCGGAAGTGTAGAAGATCGCCCAGCGTTTCTATTAATCGCTTCGCTCAGTGTTTGAGGAGAGTTTGTATTATCTCCCACTGTGCTCTGAAGTGTTTCATAGATAGTCTTTGCTTCATCTACGGTGTGTGCATTATTTAAGGCTTCGACAATTTTAGATTTTTGTCGCTCATTCAGGGAGGCACTAATAAGTACACGATTTGAGTATAACAATTTGGCATTGGTAATAACTGATTCTTCCAGTTTATCTTTCAATTGAA